TTCACTTTCATTCCCTTGGGTATAGGTTTACATTTCTGGTCATCATTGCAATAGTATTCACCCTTGCCACATGTCTCTTCCTTCTTGACCTTTTTTTCTGGAAGACCTTTATGTTTAGTAGATGCAAACTTCTTCACATCTTTTTTAGTCATGCTGGCAGCAGCTCTTTGAACCTGTGGCGTGGTCTCGCCTTTGAAAGTGCCCTTTTGAGACGCTCTAACAATCCCAAAGAACCTTTGTTGCTTTTTGCTGAGTGCTTTTTCATGTAACATATTTATACCCCATCAACAGGTGGTGACATAGGATTATTTTTATTCAATTTATTTTTTAGTTTATCGGGAATTTGTATATTTTCCCCTCTCTTATTCTCGATATCTATCATTTTTTGTGCCATACGAGAGAGTTTTCTCTTCTCATCAATCATATTTCCATCAGGTACGTGACTCAGGTACATTGTACGATAGTCCACTCCCACATTGGTACCTGCGGGTTTGGACATGTCCTTTACACTCTTCTTTAGTACCTTTACGTCAGGAATTAGTTTTTTTTTTCTTCCTTTATTCCGTCGTCTGGATTTACTTCTATTTTATTCTTGACTCCTTTCTCCTGTATGTCTAACTTAGGTCTCTTGACTGCTTCCTCTACCTCATCAGTGAATACAAAATCTTCTCTCCAGTTAGAAAAGGTTGGTTTTGCTACCTTTGCAGGGGTTGACTCAATCACCTCACCTTCTGGTTCATAAGACATCTTTTGAATTATGTCCTGTCCAAAACTATACAGTCTCTGTCCTTTTTTATTGAGACCCATTCTATTCTGCCATGCAGGTGTGTTACCTTTCATGTCAGCAGTGTGTAATGTTCCCAGTGTTCCTTCTTCTACAGATGAAGGTGTGGTGTCGTCATGCTCTATGACCTTACCGTCAGCATCTTTCTGATGATGCTCCTTCTTCATCTCCTGTTTAGGATCTTTACCCATCGCTTTCTTGATGGCTTTGTCTCTAGAACCCATGTACTCATCCTTACCAGATTCTATCTTACCATCACCATCATAGTCCTTCTTTGCCATTTTCTCTTGCAAATAAGGTTCTCTAAGATTTTTATAAATGTCTGACCAAGGATTACTCATGTCACTAACTGTCTTTACGTATTCTATTTAGTATATTAGAACTCAATAGGTAAATCAAATTTACTAAGTTCTGTTGCTTCTGATATCCATGCTCTAAAAATTTGCTTCTGCTCGTCAACACAAATCAAATGATTAGCACCTCTTCTTATTATCTCTCCTGTCTGACCATGACACTCTATGACAGATCCCTGTTTGAATATATCACCTGCCAAATACTGTTCTCTCACCGATCTCTCATCAACAGGTATCACATTCAACATCTTGAACTTGTATAAATTTCCATTCTGTTCGTAGGCTAGTTTAGATATGGCTGCTGCTCTAGATTTTCTTACAACTATATTGATTGCGTCATATCCGTTTTCATATAATGACTGTAAGACATCGTATATTGTCTCTGCATTCTTATCATCTATAATTGACTCACTGAGATCTGGATACGCAGCCTTCAACTCTTCTATGTCGCTATCTCTACTGGGGAAGATATAATAAAAGTTTTCTGTTGCTATCTCACCCACTGTAGCAAGAACATTTGCTGTTACTTCTTCGTCGTCAAATTTATCAAAAGCAACAGTCAAAGGTGCTCTGGGTTGTGGTGCCTGTGTTGTTGTTCCTGATCCTGATGGTGCTTCTGGTTGTCTTTCTCTAGTCTGTCTATTAAGTTGCTGTCCTCTTTGTGTATTGAGGAATGTTGTAGGTGATTGTGATGCCCTACTTATTTCTCTATATGGTTCTGGTTTTTCTTTTACTTCATCATCAGATGCACCACCACTGCCGAACATTTTGAGTTCGCCATTGACAGTTTTTGCTTTTAGATTACCTTGCTGATCATACCAGTCACCGTGCCCGTCTCCGACTAATCCCAATCTTTTTGCTTGTTGGGATGCCTTGGTTATACGTGCTTCGGTTATGAAGGTCAGAAAATGCTTCACGGATTTTTTTGTAGATCTCGTCGTCAAAAGACTTGATATAAACCATCAAGTCTGTCTGTGTTTGATTATATTTAGGATGCTTATGTGTATAGGTAAATACAAACCTCATAAAATCAAGTATCTCTTTCTTTTTTAGCGTGTTTACTTTGGGTTTTACAGCGTATAATTTGATGAACATATCAACAAGTTCATCCATTTTTTTATTACGTTTCATAAAAGTGCTCTCAATAATGCTAGGTTACTTGGTGCGTTTGTACACATCATAGCATCTTCTTGTAATTCTTCTGCAAAAATTTGATCATTTAGATTGACTGGTGATGCAGTTATACCAGCATCTGCATCTATCTTCAATGATGTGTTGTATGTAAGACTATTCTTACCTGATGGTTTTAGTCTGACTCTACACACCATACCTTTCACTGCTGTGGTAAAATTTTTCACTCCAAATTCTTTTGCCAATCCAGCAGGGTCAGTTCCAAAATGAAAAAGACCGTGAGAAGATATGTTAATATAAGGGCACTGTTTTGAAAGATAATACTTTGCACACAAATTTACAAAAGCATTACTTTTGAAATCAAATGATCTAAATCTATTCTTATCTTCCTGTCTTTTTGCCTCTGATACCTGAGTTGAATATACCCCTGCTCTTATATTAGGTATACCTTTAGGATTCCATCTATTTCTTATCACTTGCTCGACCCCTGCTGCTTTCAATAATTTTCTTTTATCCATTGCCACCTGATCCATACCCCCATGCAATACCCAACTTCCATCATATTTTACACCACTCTGACCATAATCATCTGTCTCACTTAATTTTAGTTCCACACCCACATTCATTCCCATACCACCAGAAGTGCTATTCTGAGGGATCATGGAATTATAATTTCTAATAAAAAATTCAAAGTCTTTTCCATGCCCACCTGCTTGTGGTGGTCTAAAACCTGCAGGTACTAAATTCAATTCTTTATATTGTGTGTATATTAATTTTTCATATACAAAACCTGCCATTACATCTCCAGACCTTGTAAAATAACCTGCATTACCAAAGTAATTTTCTTCGTCCTGTGTTAGATCTTGATCTTCTATCTCTACGTAGACTGCCATGATACCCTCTGTATGAGGGTATTTATTTACAAGTCGCCTTCTTGTCTGTTCTCAGAATAGTATTCAGAGAAATGTCCATCGGGGAATCTTTTTGATAATTTGTCTATATTCATATCAGTTATCTCATCTAGACTAATGTCTAATGCCATACATGCCTGTGCCACATACCATAGCACATCTCCTAATTCAATTTTGAGGTGTCTAACATTCTCTTCAGTATATGGTTTACCTTGAAAAATCATCTTCTTTACGATCTCCAAAAATTCTCCACCCTCTGCACTTATACCTACAGCAGCAGTGAGTAGACGATGTATATCTGAATTTTCTTCTAGGTCTCTGATACGATTTACAAATGCTACACCATTTTTAGATTCTTCACTTGTTACTTGGTTTACAAACTTTACGTATTTACTATCAAAATTTGAAGTCATCGAATTTCGCTTTGGATTCCTTTTCATTATACTCTGCTGTATCATTCTCGTCAATCATTATGTCTGATTGAGCATCTTGTTCACAATCATACAGTCTCATCTTTGCTCTATCAATACCAACCACAAATCTTCTGTTCATAGTAGGATCATTATATCTGTTCTTCAATTGCTTGACCATTATTTGATTAAGACCTTCCAAATCCTCCGTGCTAATAAGGGCAAACATAAGATCAGCAGTAGCTGGAAGACCAAAAGATTCACTTGTGTCAGTAAGATTAGGGTCTGAACTAGCAAAACCAGACCTAGTAGTCTGCGTTGCCGAAAATAATGGGATAGAAGCTTCGACTGCCAATCCTCTGAGTTCTTCCGCAATGCTTTTGACATATGTGTATGAGTTGATGTTTACTGAACCTCTATAACGTGATGAGGCACAGATGTTTAGATAATCTACAAATATTATATCAGGTGTGAATGATTTCTTCAACTTCAATTCCTGTAATAAAGCACGGAAATGACCTGCATGTGCAGATGCAGTTGGATATTCTTTGACGATAAGTTTACCTTGTGTTTTTGCAGCAAGTTTATCTACTTTCTTAGAAAATGTAGAGTGTGGTAAATCTTTTATGTCTTTGATGTTTGTGTTGAGTAAGTTTGCATCTATTCTTTCTGCAATCTTCTCCTCTGCCATCTCAAGAGTAATGTATAGAACATTCTTACCTTGCAATAGCACACTAGAGGCAACGTGACACATGAATAGAGACTTACCAACACCCGTACCAGCAAGAGCAATGTTGAGAGTTTTATCAGAGAGTCCACCTGACGTAATTTTGTTGAAATATTCAAGATCAAATGGTATTTTGTTCTCAATTTTGTGATAGAAAGCATAGCGATCTTGTGCATCATCTATGTAATCGTGTCCAACATGTTGATCAAATCCTACTGCTAGTGCATCTGATAATATACTAGGAATAGCATCTGGTTTTTTATTATCATCTTGCCCATCAGCAATCTTGATACTCTCCATTAATGCATTGTATATTGCTCTCTCCTTACACCATGCTTCAGTGGTGTCAAGCACCCATTCTTTCCTATATTCTGCTACATCAAGAGCATCTATCAACTGACCTATAGATACAAACTGATCCTGACTCAAATCAGTTCTCTTCTCTACCTCAATATGAAGTATATCTTTAGTAGGAAGACTATCATACTCTTTTAGAAAAGATGATATCTCTTCAAAGACAGTTTTATCTGCTGTCTCCTCAAAGTAATCTGATTCTATGAAAGGTAGAACCTTTCTTGTGTATTCTTCATCATGTAGGAGATTCTTGAGAATCGTAAGAGGAACTCTCTCACTCACCATAACTGTACTCCTTACCAGATGCTTCATCTAGTGCTTGCATAATCTCATCATCAAAATATTTTTCTGGATTACTGTATACTTCTTTGGCATATACCTTCTTACCTTTGATTTCGTATCTGTTACCCACTTTCTTTACAATCTTATATTTCTCTGCAAGATCTAACAGTCCATAATATTTGTCAAGACCACGATCATCATAGAACAATCTGATACTGACCTGCTTGTTCTCTTTACTCAACCTCGATTTGACAGTCTTTGCCTTGATAACATTTCCAACGACTTCCGTGCCATCCTTCTCTTTTGCCTTGCTGAGATAGATGATTGTACTCGCTGCATACTTGAGTCCAGAACCTCCCCCCATTTCTTTCGTTGG